AGTTTGTTTAGGAAAACAAATAGACCATATGGAAGTTCATCAAGATATGGCTTGGGGTTCTTTTTATCACATTAATTGGCCAATTTTTAAATGTGAAGTTCGTGGTCAAGATACTCTTTACTTTATCAATAAAGTTCTTTCAAGTCCAAAAAGTGGAATTATAAATCCGAGAGTAGATGTAAATTGGAAAAAGAAGCTTGATGATTATCTAACTTACATACATAAAGAAAGAGAATTATGGTATGAAGTTTTTGTTCGTGATGACCCTATCCAAAAGCCTGAAGAATTTAAAAAGAAAAAATCTTAGGAGTTTTTAAATGAAAAAAGTTTCAGTTTCAAACATAACATTTGGAGGTGATGATACACCTTTAATAGCAGGTCCTTGTGTTGTTGAGACATACAAACTTGCTGTAGATGTAGCAAAACAACTTGTAAAGATAGGAGAGAAAACAAACACTCCTATAATTTACAAAAGTTCTTTTGATAAAGCAAATCGTTCTTCTAACTCGTCTTATAGAGGTCCTGGTATAGAAAAAGGATTAGAAGCACTTAGTAGAGTAAAGGAAGAAACTAATTTACCTATACTTACTGACATACACGAAGTTCATCACGTAAATCAAGTAGCAGAAGTTGTTGATATATTACAAATACCTGCATTTTTGTGTAGACAGACAGACTTAATAAAAGCTGCAGCACAAACAGGTAAAGTAGTAAATGTCAAAAAAGGTCAGTTTTTATCACCATGGGAAATAGAAAATGTTATTGTAAAAATTACAGAAGAAGGAAATGAAAATATTCTGATTACAGAACGTGGAACACAATTTGGTTACAATAATCTTGTTGTTGATATGAGGTCAATTCCTATTATGCAACAATTTGGATTTCCTGTTATCTTTGATGCAACACATAGTAATCAACTTCCTGGTGGTAATGGAACATCAACTGCAGGTATGAGAGATATGGTACCTTATCTTGCAAAAGCCGCAGTAGCAGTTGGGTGTGATGGTTTATTTTTTGAAACACATCCTAATCCTAAAAAAGCAAAATCAGATGCCTCTACTCAATGGCCTCTTGATGAGTTAGAAGAAGTTATTTCAAATCTAAAAATGAAACCGGCTAAGGTCAAAGTGGTTTCTAAAACGACTTCTGAAAAAAGTGGTGAAAAAGTTTACAAAGAAAGATTGAAAGAAACTTTAGATAAATATAAAGAAATAGATTTTAAAGATATGGATGATATGGTAGACTTTGATAATCCAGGTCCTGTACGAAAAAAAGATGATAATGGATTTAATACAACTGCAGAAAAATTGATGAAAGAAAGAGACTTGACAGAATCAGTTGAAGTTTTATCTGAAAAAGATATAGAAATAATAGAAGATAAAAAAATAGAAACAATATTATGTAATGGATTTCTTGATACTTTAAATCCTGTAGAAGTAGATTCAAATTTAGTTACTATATTCAACTCAGCTAAACGTTTAATATTTATACAACTTGAACCTAAAAGAAGACCTATGGATTGGTGGGTACAAAAACTACAATTTTTGAGAGAAAGACACGACCAAAAAGAATTAGATATTTTTGTAGTTTTTAAAGCAGAACCTCAAAGACTTAGAATGATGACTTTACCAAAAGACTATCATAAGAAAAAAGAAGAACAAGAAGAAAAATTAAAACAAAGAAGAAAACAAGTTCCACTCGTAAGATGGAACGACCCTAGCAAAAAACCTAAACCAAGGATATAATATATGCACACAGCAGGAAAAGTATGGGGCAAGACAGCTAATATATTTTCTAATCCTAATTTTGAAGTACATAGGATTGAAGTGAATAAAGGCGGTTATTGTTCAAAACACAAACACAAGTATAAATTCAATGCTTTTTATGTAGAGAGTGGTGAATTAGAAATTATAATTTATAAAAATGATTACGATTTAGTAGACACTACGGTTCTTAAAGCAGGTGATATGACTATTGCAAAACCAGGTGAATATCATAGTTTCAAAGCAAATGCAAAAACAATTTGTTATGAATTTTATTGGGCTGAGTTGAATCACGATGATATTGAAAGAGAATCTGTAGGTGGTATGTAGTGTTAACCACAACCATTGCTGAACTTGTAAAAGACAAAAGAGTAATTCTTGTTGGTAATTCAGTAGAAATAATGAATTACGAATATGGAGATTTTATTGATTCTTTTGATATAGTTATACATCATGGTGCGAGTATCGCAAGAACAGAACATCAATTTAAAAGTCTTGGAAGTAAAACTCACATATGGGTTACAGGTTCTTTTAGATTAAATACGTATTACAACGTAGAAGAAGAATTTCTAAATGGTAGATATAAAGATACTATGATTCTTTTTAACAGAGTACGGACTAAATTATTAAATGTAGAAGACATAGTAAAGTGGGAAAATCAATTACCGCCTCTCCCAAGAATAGATATGTTTAATGATATTGAGATAGCACAGATGTTACACGAGTTAAAGTATATGAAAGGATTTGGTGATGGTTATTACGGACCAAGAAATGGTATGAGACCTTCAGGTGGATTTATGACTTTGTTATATTTTACTAAAAAAGTAACAACTTATAAAAGTTTAGACATTATAGGTTTTGATTTTTTTAGAAAAATAACTGAAACAAAAAGAAAGCCTACGTCTGCACTTCCATTTAGTTGGTATTTGCCTATCAGAGAAGTAGGAGGCGGTCATCCACATAATGCTAAATTAGAACACGACTATGTTTCTAAATTAGAAAAACAAAATAAAATAAAATGGAATGTTCTTTCTGATTTGAAAGAAGAAACTATAAAGTACGATAAACAATGGATATCCGGAAGTGTATTCGATAGTTTTGCAAATGAAAAAAATTGATGATAAACATAGTTTTCTTGAATATCGCCGTAATCAAGAAATAAAACATTTAAGTTTAATAGAAAATACGACTAATCCGTTACATAGTATCTTAACGGTTGAGATGAATCTTACAGAATTATGTAATAGAAAGTGTGTTTTCTGTCCACGTCACGACCCTAAAGTATATCCAAACAGAAATTTAAACACAACTATAGAAGATGCAAGTATAATAGCAAAACGATTAGCAGATTTTGGCTATGTTGGAAGAATATCTTTCAGTGGATTTGGAGAGAACTTTTTAAATAAACAATTCAATGAAATTGTACAAGCTATGAGAAACGAATTGCCCAACAATGTATTTGAGTGTAACACTAATGGTGATTTTTTAAATAAAAAAACCGTTACTGAAATATATGAAAGTGGTATGGATATGTTATACATAAATCTATACGATGGTCTTGAACAAATAGAACCTTTTGTTGAGATAATGAAAGAAGCAGGTATATCTGAAGACAACTACAAATTACGTGCGCATCACACACAAGATGAATGGGGATTGTTTGTTAATAATAGAAGTGGACTTATAGATTGGATAGGATTTGATGAAGATGATATCGAGAATCTAAAAGGCAAACCTTGTCACTATCCTTATTATAAAATGTTCGTAGATTGGAATGGCGATGTGTTGTTTTGTTCTAATGATTGGGGTAGAGAAATAGTAGTAGGTAACTTAATTGAAAGTTCTGTTATGGATGTTTGGATGGGTGATAAGATGAAAGAAGTTCGTGATAGACTTTCAGTAGGAGATAGAAGTCACAGCCCGTGTAACACGTGTTCAGTAAAAGGTGATTTATTTGGTAAACCAAGTTTTAATTTAATTAATGAGTATTATGAGAGTAGCAATAACAGGTCACACTAAAGGACTTGGAAAAGAGTTATATAATCGTTTTGATGATGTAACAGGATTTTCATCAAGTAATGATTATGATGTTTCAGATAGTTATGAAAGAGCAAAAATAATTAATCAAATAAGAGATTGTGATTTGTTCATAAATAACGCACATCCGTTCTTTGACCAAACTCGTATGTTAATGGAAGTGTTTGATGAATGGAAGTATCAAGACAAAACTATTGTTAATATTATTAGTAGAGCAAAGTACGATAATATATCAAAAGGATTTATGTATGCCGCATCGAAAGCTTCTCTATCACATTTATCACACAATCTTAGATTTAGTACAGATAAAGAGTGTAGAATAATTGATGTAAATCCAGGATTACTTAATTCTGATTTGCCAAGTTTAACTTATACAGAGATGGCTGATATTGTGATGTGGTGCATTAATCAACCAAAACATATTGAGGTTGGTGAAATTTCTGTTTGGAATAAAGGGCCTTTTATAAAAGTACAAGAAGAGAAAGAAAAGAGAATATCAAAATCTGAACAATACTCTTTAGAAGATAAAAATAAATGAACGTTTATATAGGATATGATAGTAGACAAGATTATTCTGAAAATTTTTCAGATATTGTTAATCCGCCTTATCAAGTATCGAAGTACTCTATGGAAAAGTATAACAATAATCTTATCATAGAACCTATAATTGTTTCAGAACTAAAGTTAAAAAATATTTATTGGAGACAAGCAGACTATTTGTCAAGCACAGAATTTGTTTATAGTAGATTCTTAACTCCGTATCTTAATGGTTACAAAGGATTAGCTTTATTTTGTGATTCTGATTTTTTATGGCAATGCGATGTTAATGAATTATTAGATTATTATGATAGTAAGTATTCTGTTATGTGTGTAAAACATAATTATACACCGCCTGAGAGTACAAAGATGGATGGTAAAGCACAAACACATTATCCAAGAAAGAATTGGTCAAGTTTAATGTTGTTTAATTGTGAACATCCTGATATTAAAAAATTAAGTGTGAAAAATATTAACACAAAAGACGCAAAATGGTTACATAGATTTGAATGGACAAGTGATGAGTGTGTTGGAGAGATACCAGCAACTTTTAATTGGTTAGAAGGTTGGTATAATGATAATATAGACCCAAAAGCAATACACTATACACGAGGAGGACCGTGGCACAATACGTGGAATGGTCAGTACAAAGAAAAATGGGTAGAAATATATAACGAATTAGTTAAGGAGAAGTCAAATGGCTGAAGAAAAAAAGTTCTCAGAAGAAGAACTAAAACAAATAAACGAAGTAGCAGATAACTATAGTTCTTTACAAACTGAATTAGGTAATATTGGAGTTCAGAAAA